AATGGGGTTGGTAGAAGCGATCCACTTGCTGGAAATATAAACATTGTATCAACGCACAATGATATTAATATCCAAGCTCAAGGCGACAACCAACAGATAAATTTAACTGCTGGGGGTGAGGGTGGAGATATTCAAATGAACGCAAGGGGAACAGTTGTTATCAATGGTGAACAAGGCGTTTTTATCAATTCTGCGGATGGTGACATAAATATAAGTGGGAATAGAATTTATTTAAATTAATATGGTTTATTTTGACCTACAAACAGCAGCAAAGGTATTTGGGGAGGGTGCAAGCCCGGTAGACTCCCTAGCTACAGCATTTGGAGTTCCACAATGCTTATTAGATATTGGAAAAAGTGCTGCATTAGCACTACTACCCAGCAATGCTGTTTTGGGTATTTCAGAAAAAATCCAACAAGGTCGAGATAGAGCGTCTTCCCACATAGCCAGTATAAAAAAGAAGATTCTACAACAAAACGGAATCTTTGAAATTGATACAGAAAATGGAACTTTTAGATTTACTTCGGATTTCAGCAGAAACGGTTCAGATAAGGATGCGTTTAGTTTAGGAAAAGAAGTTGGCGCAATTGCTGATGCAGTAGGGTATGCTACACAGTTTGGAACTGAGCTTTACGCCAATTATTTAGGTGCAGCGCAGGTGGTGAACGGGGTAATTGATTGCGTAAACACTTATAAGCAGTTCCTAGATTTGCAAAAAGGGCCATCTGCATTAAAAGCAAAACAATTAGATCCCAACTATGTGGAGACTCAGTATGCAGTTGAGATAGCAGAAGTCCAATCATCTTTGGCTTTCATAGCAGAGGCCGACGAAGCTTTGCAAAACGCAAGAAATGTAATGGCAGCAAGGCTTGCCGATCCAACACTAGAGCCAGTATTTATCAATTCAGATTTGGTTTCGGGTACAGGGTTCCTTACTGCGAAGGATCTCTCATCCGCTCCGACAGATCCAATATTTAGATTAGTTTTTGGCCCACCCAAATCCAAAAAGGGGCAATTCCTATTGTCTGTTGATGGTTTGTATTATGATTCGCAATCCGGTGGGCTTCCTACAGTAAGCGGTATCGTTCTCCCTGAAGAAAAATATAAGTTTGAACAAGATGCAAACTTGGGAGGAAAAGGGTTTGGGGTTTCTTTAAAATCAATCAATGATTATGTCGATACTATTTTTGATTTAAATGTAATAGACAACTCTGCGGATATGATGGAGCAATATGACGCAGATCATTTTTATTGCATTCTAAGAAATCAAAAAACAAAACACATTTATGATTTGTCAGCGCAAGTCGGAATAGCTGAAACATACGAAGGCGTTGCCGTTGTAAATAATTTGAGACAATCTTTGTATTCTACTGCTGCCATGTATGACTCAAAGATTAATAGGCGTAAAAAACAAATTGAAGTCGCTATCAAAGCACCATATTTGTTTGGAAAAGGAGCCTTCTTCAAAAAGGGAGAAGTCCCAATCAATGATTTTTCATACTTAAAAGACCTTAACTTAGCCGTAGCATATGAGAATCAAAAGAAATTAGTTTTGCGTCAAGCAGAAGTATCAGGAGTCGTACTACCCCTCAAACCCAAGTTCGTGACCGCACCTGAGGCTGAATCTGTGGTTACTATGAATCATTTAGTTGTTCCATCTGTTGGAGCAGGTGCAATTGTTTATGATCCAGATTCAAATGGATCGCAAGCATCCATATTGTCACTCACTGATGTAATTGTTAAGGATGGTCTTTTTGCAATCTACAACTTCTTGGATGGAGAAGTTACCACTATAGGGTCTGACAAGTACAATGTATTGAATTGTGCAAGTAGCAATAATTACAATAATGCTCAATTAATTGCTAACACGCCATCTTCAGTATTTAGCAAAGGACTAGCAATACCTCGATTCAATGGAATTGCAACTTATTCAACCGCTACAAGTATTAATGGAATTGGTTCTTTTGCAATAATGCCTGACACTAGGGAATTTCAAGATTGGACTTACAGCCCCAAAGGATTTACTTTTGAGTCTTGGGTTTACACCCCCGGAATTTCTAGAGTTGTTACTGGGGATATTAATCCAACAACAGGGTATGGAACATCCACCATGCATCGAATTATCCTAGGCTGTGAAAACACAGGTGGATTAAATGAATCATTGGATCCAACTCAAGTAGGTTATTCCAACAATAGCACAGTTACCAAAGGAATGTTAATTGGGTTCACTAGAGATCGCCAACTTACATCTAGCCTTGCGCCTAACGCTACAAATAGCTCAAATCCAGCATCTGGTGGAATTTTTTATATAGCTCCTACTAGGTCAATTAACGCATCAGATATTGCGTTTATAAATAAAGCAAGCATAAATGGTTGTGCGTCTGGTTATGAAGTATTAAAGTGCGCCATTCCTATATCCAAGCAGTTAGCTAGTGGAAAATATGTAAGTTCTGTAAACTCAGAATTTATGCATTTTAGTGTCGCAGTTGATCCACAGTTAAACCAAGTTAGGATAGCCGTCGATGGTGAATTAGTGGCTACATCTGCCTTGTCCGATGTATTTGGTGTCCCTCCATACACAGCTCCGGGAATACCATCATTTAAACAATCTAATAGTTTTGAATATTCGTTCTCGTCTACCGGATCGCCATTCCATATAAATGGACCAAAACTTAATGATTACTTCACACCGTGGATTTTAGGTGGGGGTTATTCTGATGGAAATAAAAACGCAGGAGGGTTTATGAATTTAGATTCAGGACTCAGAAGCGGGTTAAACGGCCATTTAGGAAGTGTTAAATTTTACTCAAAAGCCCTAACTACTAGTGAGACTAAGACTAATTTTGATGGGCAGAAAGGGTTCTTCAAGAACATTGACTTATAATGGCGACTAATTTTTACGGAAGACCAGTTTCAAAAGCGATCCAGAAGGATGTAGTTTCCACTACTAAAAAAATCTATGGATTCTCTTACCCATTGGTTGCTAATCCTAAACGGGGTTACTTTTCAAAAGAATCTGGTGTTACTCTGGTTAGAAATAATTTAAGACAATTACTACTAACCACAAAAGGTGAGCGAGTTATGCTCCCAGATTTTGGCACTAATTTAAAGTATTTTTTATTTGAGCCATTAGATAAATTTACTGTTCAAAACATACGAGACGATATTCTTCTTGCAATTAATAAATATGCTCCGGGAGTTAAAGTAGTTAGTTTGCGAGTATACCCAAGTCAGAGCATAAGCATGGAAGGACTGCAAGGTCTTTACATAAATTTAACTGTGCAAGTTGAAGAGCTTAACCAGCAAACCCTAGATGTGAATGTGGAGATAGGATAACATGGCATTTAACGGAACCGTACAATCAGACTTTTTAAAGTTAGTAAATATTCCTGAGTCTAAGCGCGGGGATACGATTGATTATGCCGCTACGGATTTTTTAACTTTAAGAACTGCCCTTGTAAATTATATCAAAGCAACATATCCTTTAGATTATCAAAATTTTTCTGAGTCTGATCTCGGCATGATGTTGATTGAACTAGTAGCTTACATGGGAGCAGTCATGTCCATGAAAGCTGATATGCTTGCAAATGAATCGTTCCTATCAACTGCAAAAAATAGAAACAATGTAAAAAAATTGATGGAGCTTGTTGGGGTTAGAATGAAAGGGCCTATTTCTTCGGTCGCAAATGCAAGATTGTCTTTTAATTCAGCAGTTACTAACGCACCATTAAATATAACCCCATCCCAGAGGGTCGTTTCAATAGCGTCCCCAGAAGATGGGGGTCCTCTTAATTTTACTTTGTACAAAACAGAACCCGGTGGAGCTTTATCTCCAATTAGTTCAGATGCATCTATTGATCTAACTACTGGAGAATCCGAAAATACTGCCAGCACAGTCTGGACAAATTTAGCTTTGCTAGAAGGCGCATTAGTTATTCAAACTGGGGCATTTAATTCTACAGATTTAATAAAAAGAGTGGCATTGACCACATCTCCGGTTGTTGAGAAGAGTGTAGAGGTTTATATCACTTCAAATGACGCTGCTGCCTCTGGTGCTTGGACTCAAGTGGACAATCTATTCTTTGCTTCCGGTGGCGGTGAACGATTGTATGAAATTGTGTATGACGATTCCTATGGTGCAACTGTAGTTTTCGGAGACGGTATTGTAAGTAAATCTCCTCCCGCAGATGCGGAATACACAATAGCATACAGAGTTGGAGGTGGCACTAGAGGTAACATAAATTCGGAAATTATTAATACCCAATTGATTATTGGTTCTGACACGGGGACTTTGGAAAATGTTACACTTGCAACAGGAGGTCAGGATTCTGAGACAGTAGAACATGCCAAACGGTATGCCCCTCTAACATTCAAACGGCAAGATAGATTGGTCACAGCCGAGGATTATTCTACTTTTGCAAACGCATTCGTAAGCCAAACCGGAGCTACAGGAAAAGCTCGTGCTGTAGTTCGGGACGCTTATAGTTCAGCTAATATCTTAGATATCTACCTCTTACAGATAGCCTCCCCCCTTCAATTACAACAAGCTACTATTCCATTTAAGAGTGACTTGCTTGCTGCGATGCAACCTAAAAAAATGCTTACAGACGAGATAATTGTGGTGGACGGGTTGATAAGAACTTTGGATTTAGTGGTGACGGTAAGAATAGATAAGAATTTATCTGCAAAAGAAGAGTTGATAAAAGGTAAAGTTAGAAGAAGAATAACAAACTTCTTCAATGTCAACAACTTTGATTTTGGCAAAACACTAGTTCTCGCAGACCTCAATCGTTCTATATTTACCATACCTGAAGTACGGTATGCAACTGTTGATAATTTAGATACGGATGTTACAGTGGATTTCAATGAAATAATCCAACTGAACAATTATACAATTAATATAGTGACAGTCTGATGACAAACTTTAACGACATAGCTTCAAATCAAAAATACTTCAAACGAAATTATGTTGAAGTATTAGAGATGCTTACACCAGATCTTTATCTGGATGATGATGTCGCAACCTTTGGGAAACAAATATCACCACTTGATAGATTAATAAATTCCCACATAGACATTGCCAAAAATTTTAATACTATTTTTAACATATCAGGAACTACAGAAGGTTCAGCACTAAGATCATTTTCTGGAATAGCGTCATATTTTGTAAAACAAAATAATATATTAAAATTAGACGCATTTGATTTTGAAAGATTAATATTAAAACCTCTTAACAAAAGACTAAAAGATTTTACTACTAGCGGAGAGTTTAACGCATATATTACTAGCACTTTATTACCAAACATTCAATTGAATAAACCTAATTATTTGTTTGGATTATTGACACAAGACGAAGCTCACGATTATTTGATAGAAAATATGTCGTGGTTGTATTTCTTGAATTTATCTGGTCCAGCAGGTCTTGCGTATCAACCGTCATCATATGTAAGAGATATCCTAGTAAACAAGACTTTCTATGGTGATACTATTTATTTGAATGATGGAATAAAAGGATTACAAAACCATATTTGGAGAAATACTTCTGTATGCTCTTTGTTCCAAAACTTTATTCCAACTGGATTCACTTCAGGATCTGATAAGTATACATCGGGCACTCTTCCTCTGGAAAAATTAGAAACCCTGATTGATGTAATTTATTCTCCATTACAAACAGACTCTAAGGACTACAGAGTTCAAAATGCGTTTGACGATTATCTTTCAACAAGTTCTTATCTAGAAACGCTGGAGTCTTCTGGTGTGTTTCATAGACTTTTAAAAGCAATTTCCTTTGGTATGTTTGATATAAACGACCAAGTAAGTAATTTGCTTTTACTTAAAAGTATTGATGATTGCCCAGAACAATATTTACCATATTTAGCAGAATTAATCGGCTGGGAATTAATTGGACCAAATCCTGAACGCTGGCGTACTCAATTAAAAAGTGCAGTTGAAGTGTACAAGGCAAAAGGTACTAAAACTGCTCTTGATGTAGTAACCAAGACTTTATTCGGAGATAGTTATCAACAAAATTCTTTCATGTCTTCTAAGATAGAAGAACTTTGGGAATCTTATATTCCTAACTTGATTTATTATGCATTGAATACTGAAACATCAGCTTTCGATAATTTCGATATTTGGACAAGATCCGTAGCAGACGCTCTCGGTATTACGGAATACTCTGAAACAAACATGGATACTAATATTCGGTTTGTTGTAGATGATATTCTAAGAAGGGCTGTATCTTTATTCCCGGATAATTTCTATATTGGGGATTCCCCATTCCGTATAAATGATGAGGACTTTGTATTCAAATATAGAGATAGGATAACCAATATCCCGCCTTGGGAATATGAAAAGTATTACAAATACTGCACTGTAACTCGTGGATTGCTAGATTATATCTACGATAGATTGGTTTGTTTAGGGGTCAGACGAGCTTTTGCGGATCAGTTGTACACATACATAGATGAAAATGTGCTACTATCCACTAGAGAATCTTCTCGAAATGGATTCTTATTTTTTACAAAACAATACCAAACTCCACCAAATTATAACGAAATCCTAGGAACTTTAAATCAAAGTAAATATAAATTTTTACCAATGTGGAACGGGAAATCGTCTCACTTTAGTTTTGATGTTTCGTCTTCTACATTCGATGTAAATGTTGATGTCCTTCAAATTGGATCGTACACGGGGTTAAAATCAATTGGAAGAATTTTAGAATTGTTCGTACCCGCGCACGCGATACCTAATTTTGATTTAACTGTTACTGATTTTGACTCTGTTGGATACAATGAGCTAGTTTGTGAAGATGCAGTCTTTGCTATTGATGATGTGTTTGTTTCTGGGGCAATTGGTGGATTTGAATTTTCAGGGATGAACATGAGTTCTTTAGGTCGAGTCTTTAAAAGAACTGATGTGGATACACTTGAAGACTTTGTATTTACATCCACCGTTCCATTATCGAATTTAAAGAGAACTTCAGTTCGTCGCCGTAGCCATAAAAATCTTTTACCCAAGGAAGGTTGGTATTATCGAGATGGATTTAACATGCCACCTTATCTTGCACCATCTACTGTCCAAAACTACAATAATTACATGCCCTTGGGATATATCCCATCAGCAGGTAAGTTTGTTTCTATCCCGTACTATTCTTCATTACCACAAGTTTACACTCGATGTGAGGATTTGAGATCCTCTTCAGTTATAAATGGGGTTACAACAAGCAATACCTTCCCATGTCGCGGAATAACTTATGAATTGCCTGCTTGTT